CCCTATCGTAAGAGCAAAGTATGTTGGGTATTTAGGCTTCCTTTTACTCACCCTGGGTTTGTGTTGGGCGTATGGAACGCTGCCGATGAGTACGTCTTTGAAGAGGATGCAGACGAGCTATTAGCAAAAGCTATAGGGCTACGCGACATGGAGTTACCTGCCAAAGAAGTGAGGGAGTGGTAATGCTATTTACTAAAAAAGAAATTTGGATTAAACCCTTTTCAGAAAAAGTGTCTAAGCGGGTTAGTAAGATTCCCACAGCAGAGTTAGAGATGTGGATTGAACAAGCCACATACGAAATTGGTCGTTGTATGAGCGCCTATGCTAAGAACAGAGATAGCGACTACGCCCTACAGGAAGCACTCTTAGGGGCTGAAGCTCTTCATGCCGCTGTTGACCAGCTTGTTAAGCGAACGACACGCTTATAAACGATTTACAGATTTATCGACATTTAGTGTATGATAATGCTTGCCTCTTCCTTCTCCCCGTGTGGCATCGGTCAGCCTGGGTTACATGCCCAGGCTTTCCGCTTTCTACTAAACTAAGGTCATTATGAGCGAACAAGAATTTTTTGATGAAGATGACGAGCTTGATGAAATTGAGGCAAGCGTACTTGCTGACGAAGAAGAAGAGCTAGACGAGCTTTCAAAAGAGTTCGTTAATAAATTAATTGCGCGCTGTATCCAATTCATGGATGCGCTAGTAGGCCATCCACTTCACCCCTATCAGCTTCCTCTTGCTAAGCGCATCATTGAGTCTGTGCTTATTAATGATGGCGAAGAAGTAACCGCACTAGCAGCCCGTCAGTCGGGTAAGTCTGAAACCATCGCTAACACCGTGGCTACGCTTATGGTGCTGCTCCCGCGTCTTGCCAAAATGTACCCAGACCTATTGGGTAAGTTTAGAGACGGTGTTTGGATTGGTATGTTTGCTCCAGTTGAAGGTCAAGTAGAAACTCTTTTTGGTCGTACAGTTAATCGTCTTACCTCAGAACGTGCTTTAGAGATTTTGGGTGACCCAGAGATTGATGACTCATTAGGTAAAGTTGCGGGTGTTACTCGTCAAATTAAGCTCAAGAACTCTGGCTCTTCGCTAATGATGATGACTGCTAACCCTAGAGCTAAGATTGAGTCTAAGTCTTTCCACCTTATCGTAATTGATGAGTGTCAAGAAGCAGACGACTTTGTAGTATCTAAGTCAATTTCTCCTATGCTTGCCTATTACTCAGGAACTATGGTTAAAACAGGAACGCCAACTACCCATAAGAACAACTTCTACCGCAGTATTCAGTTAAATAAACGACGTCAAACTGCGCGTGGAAAACAGAACCACTTTGAGTGGGACTATCGAGACGTATCTAAATACAACGTTAATTATGCAAAGTTTATTAAGAAAGAAATGCTGCGCATTGGTGAGGACTCTGATGAGTTCCAGATGTCGTATTGCTGTAAATGGCTTCTTGACAGAGGTATGTTCGTCACCTCATCAGTCTTAGATGAACTTGGAGATACTTCTCAAGAAGCAGTAAAGGCTTGGCACCGCTCTCCTGTTGTAGTAGGTATTGACCCTGCTCGTAAGATTGACTCCACAGTCGTTACGATTGTGTGGGTTGATTGGGATAGGCCAGATGAGTTTGGGTACTTTGACCACCGCATTCTTAATTGGATGGAAATCCAAGGCGATGACTGGGAAGACCAGTATTTTCAAATTGTTCAATTCCTATCTAACTACGATGTACTCGCAGTTGGGGTAGACGCTAACGGAGTAGGTGACGCTGTAGCGCAACGACTAAAGATTTTGCTTCCTAGAGCAGAGGTTCACTCTGTAGGTAGCAGTCAATCAGAACAATCGAAACGATGGAAGCATCTTAAGGCGCTTATTGATAGGCGTATGGTAGGTTGGCCTTCACACGCAAAAACTCGTAGATTGCGTACCTGGAAGCGCTTTTACCAGCAGATGTCAGACTTAGAGACTAAGTTTCAAGGGCCTAACTTTTTAGCGCATGCTCCCGACGAAGCACATGCTCACGATGACTATGCCGATAGTTTGGCTATTGCATGCTCTTTAACTATGGATTTAACTATGCCTTCAGTTGAAGTTTCAAGCTCACCTTTTTACCGTTAAAAACTTTTGGCTTTAGGCACATTTCAGTCCAATAAAGCGAGAAACTATCTATCAGGAAAAAGGCCTTTTCCCTACTCAATAAGGAGTCTTAAATGACAATCGCACCATCACCAAAATTCCCAGAGCGTCCAGGCAACAACTACGACCGTAAGATGTCTCCAGCAACACCAGGACAGCGTGGCCCACTTCGTTTTGAAGAAGGCATCGCAACTGATACAGACGTCCCACAGGAATTCACAACGGGCGCAATGCAGGGATATGTTCCTGCAGCTGGTCGTCCTAACCGCAATGCAAATGTTTTCACAAAGACAGCTGAAGAGACAATGCGCGAGCGTGCTCACGTAGGTTCTGCAGCTTGGGTAGAAGCACCAGATACTCTTACAGAGTTTGCTAACGGTGCATTTGCTGACCACGGTGATAACCGAATCGAAGAGGTTATTCGTAACGGCTCACACCAGCAGCGCCTTAACCCATCAGTAGTACAAGACTAATTTAGTTTTTTATCGCCCCTGTCTGTTAATTGAGGCAGGGGTGTTAAGACTTTAGCAAGGAGTAACCATGGCCCTCATTAGAGGTAAAGAAGTTAAGGAATCACCAGACCAAATTCCTGCCAATCCAAAACTTTATAACATGGTTACTACTCAAGCGGGAGCAAGATTTTCCAAAAACTCTCCTGCAAAAGCTCACTGGATTCATGCCAAGTATACGCAAATGGGCGGGCAGTTTGTTAAGAGCAAGCGCGAAGTAGACCCTCGTTTTCGAGACTATGCGCAAGAAGACATGGATAGAAAAAAAGAGGCGCTTTCTAAAGCGCATGATGTTACAAAGAAAGTAACTAAAAAAGTTACAAAATAAGGTAAACAGATTTACAGATTTGTCGACTTTAATGCTATGGTTTACCCACAAGTTCTGGGAGGGAAGTAAGTGAGTTCAATCGACTTTTCACCCCCTAGTTATAGGGCAGCGTCAAGCGATTTAACAATCTCTATTTCACCTCTAGGGCTAGTAGAGCTAGCTGATGAAGAGTTTGAAGTCCACGGTCCACGCCTAAACCGTTATAGCCTTAACTGGGCTATGTATCTAGGCCATCATTATTCTTACCGCCGTCAAGTTGGCGAATCTCAACTAGCACTTAACTACTTTCGCGCTTTTACAGATTTCGTACTCAACTTCACTTTTGGTAAAGGGGTCTCCTTCCGTTCCCCGAAAGAAACGGAAGCTATTGTTCCTGACTTACTTGAAAGAGTATGGGAAGTAGATAACAATAAAGCCACAGTACTGTGGGAAATTGGACAACAAGGCGGCGTATCAGGCGACTGTTTTATTAAAGTTGCTTATGAAGAAGCTTATACAGACCCCGCGGGACGTGTACACCCAGGACGAGTTCGTATTCTTCCCTTGAACTCTTCTTTTGCATTCCCAGAGTTTCACCCCCATGACCGCGAGCGCTTAATTCGTTTTAAACTTAAGTATCGTTTTTGGGGCACATCACTAGAAGGAACACGTCAGGTATTTACCTATACTGAAATCCTGACGGAGGACATGATTGAGGAGTACATCAACGATGAGCTTATTGACTCTCGTCCTAATCCGCTTGGCACAATTCCTGTTATTCACATTCCTAATGTGCGTATCTCTGGTTCTCCTTGGGGCCTTAGCGATTGCAACGATATTATTAATATTAACCGCACTTACAACGAAACCGCTACGGATATTGCAGACATCGTTAATTACCACGCGGCGCCAGTAACAGTCATTATCGGCGCTAAAGCATCACAACTTGAAAAGGGCGCTAATAAAGTATGGGGCGGTCTTCCTAAGGATGCTCGTGTAGAAAACCTTGAAGGTGGAGCACAAGGTCTTAAAGGCGCTATGGAGTTCTTGGCTATGCTCAAGAAATCTATGCACGAAATGATTGGCGTTCCAGAGACCGCTCTTGGTCAAGCACAACCAATTTCTAACACCTCAGGTGTGGCACTTTCTATCCAGTTCCAACCTTTGATGAATCGTTACCACCAAAAAATTATTCAATACGCACATGGATTAGAGCGCGTTAATGAACTCATCCTCTTATCACTTTCAGTAAAAGAACCAGAAACTTTTATCTGGGACCCAAATACAGATGTAAAACTTAAGAAGGGTCAGCTAGACCGTTTAGACCCAGCGGACCCACTTACATACCGTTCTTACGTGCAGTTCCCACAACCACTGCCTTTAGATAAGTTAATCGCCCTTAATGAAATTCAATCCCTTCTTTCATTGGGTCTTGAATCTAAAGAGGGTGCTCTTCGTACTCTTGGTGAGGAATTCCCAGCTGAAAAGCTTAATGAAATTCGTCAAGAGCTTATGGATGATGCAACTGCTGATGGGGCACTTAAGCTGCTCCAAACACAGATTGAACAAGAAATCATGGACCTTACAGGTTCTGCTCCTGGAATGGTGGGTCAAGAACCTGCTGGAGGGGCGCCTTCCGCAGGAGGAGAACCAATGCCTGCTGTATTGCCACCAACAATTGATGCGGCTTTAGAGGCTGCAGATATGGGTGAAGCTGACTTGAGAAACAAGTTGGTAACTGAAGCTTATGGAACTATGTTGCCACAGCGACGAGTACCAGAAGAATACGAAAAATAAGCGTTTACGCTGAAATTTTTGTACTGTTAGAGAAAAATTGAATATGTAAAACAACGTTTGGTCATATGAGCTCTCACATCGGAAAACGACCCCTAGGACATAAAGGATATAGCTATGAGCACAGCAGAAAATATGGCAGAGGCTTTTCAAGCCGAAGCAAGTACAGCTCCAGTAGTAAACGTGTCGGGTGTTGACGCACCTACTGTTACTGAGGATGTAACTTCTACTCCAAAGTTTTATACTGAGGATGATTTAGCCCGAGTTCGCTCACAGGAAAAAGACAAACTTTATCCTGTAGTTGAATCGCTAAAGAGTGAAGTTGCTGCACTTAAGAAAGAAAAAGAAGAGAAAGCCGCTCGTAAAGCCGCTAAGGAAGCCGAAGAATTGGCTAACAAAGCAGCTAAACAGAAATCAAAACTTGAAGAAGACTTGGACGCCAAGGAACTTATCAAGATTAAAGAGCAAGAGTGGCAGGAGCAGTTGGAGCGTGAGCGCAGCGAGCGTGAACGAGCCTTCGCTCTTCTGGAGCAAGAACGCACATACGCTGAGCTTCAAAGTTATAAGCAAAATCGTTTTGAACAAGAACGCGACAACATCATGCCTGAACTAGCAGACTTAGTTTCTGGAAATACTCTAGAAGAAGTTGATGCAAGTTTGGAAAGCTTGAAGGAGCGTTCAGCAAGAATTCTCGAATCGGCGCAATCTGCAATGCAGAATGCCCGTAAAGAAATGACTGGTACAAGGGCAACCTTGCCTCCAGCTGGACCATTGGAAACTAATTCGGAGCAACGTCAGTTTACAGCGCAAGATATTGCGTCTATGTCGATGAATGATTACGCAAAATATAGAGACAAGCTTATGAGCGATTCCGCTCGTGGCAAGTCTCGCGGCCTGTTCGGATAAACCCCCCTCTCATCCAAATTCAATCAAGGAGTTATAGCTAAATGGCATCAGGTATCACAGGTACAGGCTCACTAGCAGCCTCACCAACAGCGTACTCAGGTACAAACACTCAGCTAACTCAAGCGATTCAGACAATTTGGTCTAAGGAAATCCTTTTCCAGGCCATGCCAATCCTTCGCTTTGAGCAGTTCGCAGTAAAGAAGACAGAACTCGGTGTTGCACCAGGTCTTCAAATCAACTTCATGCGTTACAACAACCTCGGCTTTGCTTCACCGCTCGTCGAAGGTGTACGTATGCAAACAAACGCGCTTACAGCGCAACAGTTCTCAATCACAGTAGCTGAGCATGGTTATGCTCTTGCTGTATCAGAACTTCTTCTTAACGCATCATTCGATGACGTAATGGCATCAGCTTCACGTCTTCTCGGTCGTAACATGGCGGTCTATCTTGACCAACTTTCACGCGACACACTCTACGCAGCGACTTCAACCATCTACGGTGAAGACCGCTCATCACTCACAGCAGTTAACAACTGGTATGCAGATGGCACAAAGGGCACAAGCCGTGCTTCAATGACTGGCACATATAACTTGACAACACACACAGTCAAGGACGCAGTTGAGACACTCTCAACCAAGAACATCCCACGCCTCGGTGAAACATACGTCGCGTTTGTTCACCCTCACCAGTCACGTAAGCTCCGTGACAATCCAGAGTTCATCGAAGTTACAAAGTACGCAGCTCCAGGTAACTTCATGCTCGGTGAAATCGGTCGTTTGTACGACTGCGTATTCATCGAAACAACTCAGGTTCTCAAGGTTGCTGGTGGTGCTGGTAATTCTTACTCAGCAGATACAGCTGTTGCTAACCCAACAGTTACACCTGGTGGAGGATACACAACACCAGCAACACTCACAGGTAACGGCGATTCAGACCGCTATTCAGCTATCTTCATTGGAGATAACGCTTTCGGTCACGCAATCTCACTTCCTGTTGAACTACGCGATGGCGGTATTCTTGACTTCGGTCGTGAGCACGCTCTTGCTTGGTACTCAATCTTCGGCCTAGGGCTCATAACTGACCAGGCCGTCGTGGTGGCAGAAACAAACTAGCACCGAATTGGTGCTTTAATAGCACCGAATGTGTTATACTTAGTGGGCCAGGGAAACCTGGCCCACTTTGTATTTGGAGGAACAATGGCAAGAAAACTAGTAAAGT